TTGACTTTCGTATGACTTTTTTATTACTTTTTATGACTTTTGTATTACTTTTTATGACTTCGTTGACCTTTTTTGAGGTAGTCATTTTATATGGCTTTCTCAAATAGCGTGAAAAAGTAGGCTTAAAAACGCTCTAATGAAGCCGTTTGCCGTATTCGGTTACGCGGCTTCTCCATCCGGGACTTTTTCGGGCTTAAAAGTATGCAAAAAATTGTTCAATTTTTGAAAACAAACATGTGATTTTATGAGTGCTAAAAAATTAGATCCCCTGAGGATGAAACAGATAGCCGCCTGGAAATCTACTCATCCGGATATGACCTTGAAAGACCTGTCAAAATTATTTGAGGTCTCTGAAGCCAGGGTCAGGTATGCTTTGCAAAAGTATTCTGACTTTGCCCTTATGCAAAATACAAAGAAAGGGAGACAGATTGTGGGCAGTCTGATTTCAGATGTTATCAAGGAAGAGGATGTGATAAAAAACCAAATATCCACTATATTGTCTGAACTGGAAACCAGCACCGATATGGCTGTCTCTACCCGGCTGAAGCTAATGAACGAATATCTCACGCTTAAGAATAAGATCACTACGTTAACCTTGCAAAAGCATCTCAAGGGTATTGATGCCGACCTGATAGCAAGGATAATCAGAAGATTCAAGCCTTCCGCTTCTAATGAAGATATAATAAAGATATTCAACGAAGAACTGGCCAAGGCAAAAAATGAATAATTTTAGTTACCTGGAAGAGAGTTTTAAGGGATTTGCCGAAGCCTTATCTTCCGATAAGCAGGCATTTGATATTGCAGGCTTTCCGGAGAAGGAAAAATCTAAAGAGAACCAGCAAAAAAGAATTTCAAAAGCGCTTGCGGATTTTGCATATTTCGATAAAACCTATTTCCCTCCCGAACTATACGGGGATGGCTACCATAAACCAAATAAAATGCTGACCGCTATCGCCGGCGTTGTGGATGCTCCGGGTTACCATTTGTTCCTGGGTCCAAGGAAACACGGCAAAACGGTTACTGCTAAAAAGTTGCTTATCTATTTATTAATCCGAGGCAGGGTAAAAACTGCAGGAACCTATGCGGAGACTATTAATAAAAGCAGTAATATCCTTAAAGATATTGGGCTGATACTCGATAAAAACTCACGAATCAAATTTGATTTTGGCATTGATATTATTGAGTTCAACAGTGACCAGCTTGTATTCACCGTTAAGAACTCCACGAAGGGCTACCGAACCATCGCCGCATTCTCCGAGGGAAGATCCGTGAGAGGCTATTCCAGGCTATTCGACAGACCGGAATTTTTACTGGGGGACGATATTGAAACACTTGAGAGCTCCTTTTCAAAAGCATCCGTTCAATTGCGCATTGACAAAATGGTTGAAGCTTATACATCGCTATCGGAGAAAGGGATCTTCCTGATACTGGGGAATGATATTGTCCAGGGTTGCGCTATGCATCAGCTCAGACTAATGTATGAAAAAAAGTTGCTTCCGCAAAATTTTTATATGTATATCTATAAGGCTTTCGAAAAGTCTCCTTTGTGGAAAGAAAAATACCCTTGTAAGACGGAAGCCGAAATGCGTGCGCTGATTAAGCCACTTAGCGAAGCAGACTGGCAGGCTAATTATCAACAAAATCCGGTCCCGCCTGAGGGGGTCTTTTTCAGACGAGAGAATTACCTGGAATATTCAGACCTTCCCGATGATGCCAGGGGGGTTATTTATTGTGACCCTAACTTATCTAAGAAGGGACTAGGGAATACCACTGCAATAGTTGCCTTTTTGTACAGCGCAAAAACAGATTATTATTACGTTGAGAAAGCAAGATGCAGGAGTTTCTCTGACTCCAACGATCTTCTTGACTCAATTCTCGAACTGAAAAGCGAAAGAATCTACGGGCTTGCTTTTGACGGAAACGTAACTCAGGAATCCAACTGGACCAATAACGTAAGAAATTATTGCCGCATAAATAATATCCCCTTCCCCAGGATAGAATATATGCGATTTCATGTTAATGAGCTTGCAAAAAACACGCAAATGATTTATGCGGACAATAAAATATTGTTCCCTCAACACTTCAGCACAACTCCGGAAGGAGAAACATTCCTGAACCAGTTGTTTAGTTTTAGCGGAGAGAAAGCTTCCGGAAATGATGATGCACCGGATGCTCTCATCTGCGCCGTTGAGTATCTCCACAAACGCAAGATTATAAGGGGGAGCTCACAACCAACAGCAGCATATAAAGATTATTATTCTATATAGGAGAGTTAAATGGCTTTTCAAATACTAAATTCAAAAGCATATCCAACTTTATCGGAGTTCAGACAATATTGCCGATCTGCTGACGAGGATAATACGAAAACAAGAGATAACAGAAGTCTGCTTTACTCAATAAACCGCATCCTCCAGTATAACCCACGTATTTTCGGACACTACCTAACCCGCGCAACCGCTCTTTCAAGTTTCGAATGGGATCTGATCCCGAAAGAAAATGCAAAAATAGATGATAAGACGATGCACAGGATAAGCAGATTGGCAGATTCTCTATTATCAACACAGATAAAGAGCATCTTCTTTGGTGCCTCCCTTTGGGGATTAAGCCCGGAAACTACTGAATCCGGAACAATGTTGGGAATAACTAAATACTTTAATCCCTGGGATTTTGATTTTGATACGGAAAATATTTATTTATATGATTCTAATGGTAATAAGAATATTGCCGCCGGCATAAACGAAACATCCCTCTATTTATTGGATTCTGTGGATTACTATCCCGTCTCAGGCGGACTCGGCAGGACCATCATGCCCTTGGAAATTCTTCGCTTCGATGCACTCCTGGAACTGGGGAACTATTTACGTAAACTTAAAGGTATTCTCCAGATAGTTAACAAAGGGGGAAGCGGTGAAGATCAGTCTGCTGCAGAGGAAGCGGCTAAATTAGCCGTTATGAACAATTATGTGACTACCTCCGATTTAATTGAGTTCAAACTAAACTCTATCACCTCTTCCGGAGGAGATGCGTTCAAAGAGCTTATCGAATCAATCAATAAAGATATTAGCATTGCCATCCTCGGACAGGCTAACACATCAGATTTACCGGATAGCGGAGGAAGCAGAGCTGCTCTACAGGTACAAAAACTTGTGAGTGCTGATATTTTTTATTCGGATATGAGGCGCTTCGAAAACTTTATGGAGAAAGTACTGCTTCTCGACTTTCAATATAACATTAATCGTAATGCTTCACAGAAGGATGTCCCGTATTCATTCGGTTTCCGGTTAAGCGAAGAACAGGACATAGAGCAAAATGCTATGGCAATCAGAACAATTAAGGAAGCTGGCATTCCGCTTTTGAAAAAAGAGGTTTACCAAAGGATCGGATTTTCAGCACCAGAAACCGGGGAAGAGGTTTTCTAATGCGGAAGCTTATGGAGAAAATAGGGGTTGAGGCGCTCGCATTCATCGAAGAGAATATCCGGCGCGGTTTTGACTATGAAGGAAATAAATTTTCCTACTCAACCCGCCCTTTCTTTCGCCCCTGGCATCCGGTTATACAAAGAAAACTTGGGGGTAAAGAGGGAGAAGGAAAATATTATAAAACTGTTTTCTCGAAAACTACCGGGGCGGCAGGTATGATAATTCTTGGCGGCTATAAAGAATATAAGAAAATGGTTTATCCGGATGCTGCGGATAAGTTCCTGATGGTTAAAGGGAAAATGTTATGCTCTATGAATGCGAAAGCAACAGATAATGAAGCTGCTATTTCTTTTTCTGATCCGGAAGAATCACAAAAAGCTTACTGGTTTAATGTTTCCGGCGTGGGGAGATCAAGGAAATTGTGGAAGTTCTTAGGGGTAACCAAACAACAGCTGTCTAAAATCGAGGATATGGTGCGGGATGAATATATTAAGATAGCACAGGAAGAATTAGCTAAGTTTGTCTCCAAATAAAAAGCCCTCAATCGAGGGCTTGTGTGTTATTCTGATTCTATCCAGATCTCTGCGCCGTTCGTGTTTTCTCTTTTCCATCTTTTGAAATTTTTAATGAATTCCTTTAGCTGATAAGAAAAATAAAATATATCCGGATGAAAACGGTTGCCACATGAACTGCATTCTTTAAATTCGTCCCCCTTGTGTTTTTCAGTTATCAGAGTTGCGGAGTTACATTTTACACACGTAAGTCTTACGTTCTGTATTTCGTCAAGTTTTGTTAGTGTCAGTGTTTTAGGCATTGTATTATCCTTTCTTACTGCAATTAATTATGTTACTATACTATCATAATCTTCAGTGGTGAAATCAAATTCCTTTTGGAACAGGGCGTACAGTCTTTTATAATCGTCATCCGCGATTATTCCCTGGTCATATAATAAGGATATTTTCCCCAACAAATAAAAAGCCTGCTGCTTTGATTTGATTCCGTCATCTTTTGCATCCTGTATAGTTTCTTCAATTTCTTCAATATAGTATGTTCTGTCCATTAACATTATTTTATTTCCTTAAGTTTATTGTTATAGATATAAAAAGCTTTTTTGTTCTGATGTGACATTATCCACCTTTTTGCTTTTGATTCAGCGTTTTGTATGTCCTTGTTTGCAACTTGCAAATCTATGATTATTATGTCAGATTGATTTTTCGCATCTTGCAGGGCACGCTCTAAAGCTCTCTGATTATTGGTTGATTTTGACTTTATCTGTGTTTGTTTCCCCTCGAATATAATATCAGTATCTTTATCCCGGGTTGAAGTGAATCCATAGTTCAGTTCTACTTTATAACCCAAAGAAGAAAGTTTCTTTGCTGTTTCCAATTCTTTCGTCAATACTTTTTTCTCGTTTTTCCCCACTGCATTATACCTCTCAGTGAAAGAATTTTCTATAAATAAATTTGGGCTTGACGGGTCTGTTTCTCCTTTCATCGGGACCCATCTGTGCCGGCAGTTATAACCACCGCAAAAACTATATGCCGGCTGCCCGAAATCATTTGCCATTTTCTCAACTTCACTTAACAAATATACTTTACCAAGATGACTCATGCAAAAGTTTCTTTCGCTTGCCGGTCCCTCATACCTTAAAAACTTCACCCCCGCATTCTTAAATTGTTCTAAGCGGGTAATATTATTCAGAGCCGCTTTTGTGGTCTCAACCTCTGTTTGTATGTGATGGTCTTCCAGCCCAATCTTCCTTAAGGATTCCCGCGCTATAGTTTTCCAGTCTTTCTTTTGCCCCAATGAATTTTCAATTGATTTCTGTATAGTGTTGAAAATCTCCCGTTGTCGCGATTCAAGTTTATTCTCAAATAGCGCGATATTCTGATTTAACTTTTCCTTAACGCTGTCCTTTGTCGGGTTCGTTCTCTCCTCAACAAATTGCTTCCCCAGCTCTTTCTCAACATCCTTGGTTAACTTATAAATTAAACCCTTGTAATCCTTCCATAAACCACCGCTCTGTTTCACGGATGCTTTTATTTCCTCAATGCCTGCGTTCTTTAATTCGCCGGCTCTCCCTTCCCGGAAATACTTTTTTATTATGCTTCTTATTATGTATGTAAGCTCTATCATTTTACTCAAACAAATTATTATCATCAAACAAATTCAGATCTCCGTTGCGCAAACTCTCCTCATACCGCTTATGGTTTTTCATCACAATCTTAGCAACAAGTGTGGTAGTCGCCGTATATATTGTGCCACACAGCTGGCATATTACAATTCTTGTATCCCGCCTTCCGTTATGCAGCCATTTACCGCTTCTTCTTTCCCTGTTACGGTATACTTTTATTACTGATAATTTCTCATACCCGCATTCATCACAAATCATTATTTGCCCTCAGACTGTTCTGTAGTGTAATATTGATATTCTGTATTAAAGATGCCACCGTCTTAACTGTGTTATTCCTGCTTTTATTTATCGCCGTTTCACAAACATGATACAAAGACTCTGATGCCAAAAGGCTGAATACTGAGTCTTCATTAAAAACAAGCGTATTAAATATCGTGTTCACAACTTCATTATCTATCTCCGTTTTCTTTAACGGATTTTCCCCACGGTATTTCATGTTCAGGCACTGCAATATGCATGCTGTTTTCTTCACCTCTGCACTTCGCCCCTTATCAATTGCAATCTCGCATATCTGATCAATCACCTCAAGCTTTATCAGCTCCTGAATACGCTCATAGTCTATCGAGGCAATCTTCTTAATCTTCTCTGATTTTTCTCCCGTTTTTTTCCCCGCCAATGCCTTGCTTACATATGTCTGTGAAACATTTAATATCCTTGCAACAACTGCCTGCTTCATTCCTGCTCCGTCTCAATTAGTTTTGGATACTCTGAATAAATAATCCTCTTTATTGCCTCTTCACTTAATAAATAATCCTCCCCTAACCTGGTTAAACTTTCTTTTCCGCTTAGTTTATGCCTGTTTATCAGCTTACTGTATTCCAACTTAATATTATACGCTCTAACTGTCCTGGAAGTCAGCACCCCAGAGGCTAATAATTTTTGCAATTTCTCTCTCCCAATAGCATCAATCAACGACTTCCCCTGCAATATTATATCAGTTCGCTTATGGTATGTCTTCCCTTTAGCTGGCCCCGGCTTAGTTTCCTCATCCGCAACATGATACCAGCACTTCTCATAACTCCCGTCCTCACGCATTTTTACCGGGCGCAAACACACCAATGCACCTTCTTCTATCCTCATTACAAATTCCGCCGAACCACATCGCGGGCATTTAGGCTTTCTTCTCATAACCGCACCACCTGCATCTCTGTACGCTCCCGACTGATCGGTTTATCTCAAAATCATGCCTGCAAATATTCTGGATAGCGCTTATCACATTCTCAATCTCTTTAACTTTAAGCTCTTGCTCTTTCTGCCTTCCCCTTAGCTCCTCAATATAATCTTTAACTATTAATCCCATAGCATTGCCTCATTTTCTTTCTCTGTACAATCGGCTCCGCATGTGGCCTCTTTCTTTACCAGCTCAAATTCATAATTAGGCATCATTTTCCTGCATTCGTTCATTACCATAGTCGCATCCAGCGGCATTAATGCCACCGTGCCGGTTTGTTTCAATGTCACGTTCCTGATATAATACTTGCTCATAACACCTCAATAGTTTCGCTGGCAAGGTGTCGTTTTTGTATTAACTCGGGATTGCAGTGTATGTCTTTTTTAAATTTCAGTATGTCCCTTGAGTCAGCACTCAGCTTACTCCCCAATAAACTGCAAAATCTTTCCTTCCCCCATCTCATAAAAAATATGCACCTGTTACAATGTGGCCCTTCAGGCGTGCTCACTTTCAAAATAACCTGCTCATACTTACCCGGTTTTTCTTTTTTATTACGGATGATTATTCTGTCTTGTCCCATTTCAAACCTTTCTTATTAAAACTGAAACTTTAACTGTATATCAGGGGAGACTATCTTCCACAAACTCGCTTTTCTCTTGCTTCTTTCATTAATCGTGTCACCGGCATATTCAACTAAATTCAGCTCCCTTAATTCTTTAACCCTGGGGGAAATCTGATGAGGGAATACGCTCAGAATATCGGCTATCCTCTCATTGCTTATCACCCCGTTGTCTTTGATTATGTCATAAACCGCACGCTGTCTGCTGCCAAGATTTTCAAGAACAGACAAAAATGCCTCATCTCTGTTTTGCTCTGAATAGTACCCTTCCCGGACTTTCATTTTCTCAACTCACTTTGTTAAAATCTTTAATCTTTTCATAATCAACTTCCACAAAGAAGGTCTCATCCTGGTCAACCCTCAAACCTACTCCGGCCAGCGTTTCGTCAACCAGTTTCTTCCCTGAATAGTCTGCCAGTATGCTCTCTTTGTCAATCTCTTCTTTGCTGCGTACATATTTACCGTCAAATACTCTCTTGATTAACTCAATAGCAGTTTTAAGATTATACTTTTTGTTCAGCAGTACGACCTTTGGCGGGTTGGTCCGGAAGCCTATTTTACCTATGGTGAACTCAATTGACCTGGTCTTTAAGAACATAAGCTTATTCTTCAGCGACCACCCCTCTACCTCGCTTTTAAAATAATCATAATCCTGGCGCGCCTCAAGAGTCTCCTCCTCATATGCAGCCTTAATCTTAGCGATCTTCGCATTCATCTCGGCTTCTTTTTTTGCAATGAAGATTTGTCTCTCTGCCATTTTGTGTACTGCGTATTCAACATCTTTAATACTTGCTAACATTTTATATCCTTCCGTTTTATTAATAATTAAATTTCTTTCTTCGCATTTGTTTATGCTTCCTGACTATCTTTTTTATCTCCGCCAATCTCTTTCTTCGTGCACACCTTGGGCAAATTCTTATCTCATCCGGATCGCACATATAGGCATACTCAAACGCCTTCAACTCAATACCGCATTTATTGCACTTTCTTATTTTCACTTGCCACCTCATAGTAAATATCGTTAAACAGTTCCTTCAGATTGTGCTCACAGTAGCTTTTTAATAATACCGTTAAGAACCAAATCAACCCCTCTTGCCCAAATACTCTTGCGAACCACCTCACTCTCGTCTCTATCTCTTTTATTTCCATGAAATAATTTCTCCTTTATGATCTTGAAATAAGCTATTGTTATTGCTCTGTAAGGAAATCCGGGGCATCGCATATATTGCCATGCACTCGCCATACTGTTTGCTTCTTTTAAAGTAACAAACACTAACCGCTTTTCCCCGTCAGACGAGTAAGTCCTTATGTCAACCCTCATCATACACCTCATTTTAATTATTGTTAAATGTTATTAATAGATTGATCAGCGATGCCTTCGCATAAGCGATCGCCTGGTTTCGGGGACTTCCGGAATACCGGTTAATCTTACACTGTAACTGGAAATACTCGCTGAACGCAGTCACATCATTATATCCCTTGTAATGCTCCCTTGCTTCCTTTACCACATCCTTAAGCATTACACTTTCAGCTTGTATTGTTTTAACTCTTTCCATTGTTCCTCCTTTGAATCTGATCTAATCTTTTTATTACCCTGTCAGCCTGCTTTACATTTAAGGCGTTCAGAAATCTGTAAACCTTGTGCTTCTTTATCTCATACTCCAGCATCTTTTTTCTTAACTCAGGGATAGTCTCTAATATATACCCGCAAATAGACTCATCCTTCCACCCAAGATTATATCGGCAAATCTTTATTATGGCTTTGTTCTGCGCTTGTGTGGATCTGTTCTGACCAATTATAGCCTTAACTTTGTCAAGATTTGCCGAAGTCTTCTTTGCTACCTCTATAAAATCCTTATATAACTGCTTTGCCTCTGCCTCCGTAAGGTCCTTTACACTATCCTTACCCATCAATCCGAGTTCGGCCTCCAGAACCGTATCGTCACCACTGATAACCACGCTCAAAGCGTGCAGCTTTGCATTCAGAAAATGCCTGTAGGATTTAAAATTTTTGTACATTAGTCGTTGTACTCAATTTGTTTAATGCTCCCGGGCTTAATGTCAATCCCAAGTTTTCTGGCAATCTTCATCATTCCCTGGCTTTCCATCAGTAAAGCATTTATCAATGCCTTGTTCTCCTTAACATTGCGCTTTAACTCCACCACCTCCTGATACTCTGCCGAGTTCTTAAGCAACTGCTGTGTCTGCTTCTGTTTTTTCTCCAGCATTCTAATCTCATCATTCAGCTTAATCATATTGTGATGATGTTCCTGCATTGCAGCCACTATAATTTCCTTCTGCTGCCTTTTCCCTGCTCCCGAAAAATTATCAGGCAGGTTCTCAATACCGGTTGTCCCGATCGTCAAAGATGAAAGTTCCTTATCCATTATTATGTCCTTTTATTGTTAATGATGTTCTTTTGATTTGTGTTAATTTCCTTGGCTCTGAATTCGGTATCTGGGTTGTCAACTGTGTTGTCACCGGTGCTATTGTGGAAACCGTTTCCTTCAGCTCTTCCGCCACCTGTTTCTCATACTGTCTTCTCGTCTCCACTAACTTCCTCCCGTCTTCCGATACGTATGTCGGCAGCGCCTTCTCAAACTCCATTACCTGAAGCGAAGTAACCGATTTTGCAAGCTCGGCAAACTGCATCTTTATCTTCCTTCGCAGCTCATCAATCTTGCTCTGCTTATTACTTACGCTCTTTATGTTGTATAATGTCGTAAAATAGGTATCCCTGTAAGCAATCTCCCCCGTGTTTCTGTCCAGCATGTCGTCAAGAATATACAGGTCAATCTCATTCATATCTCCCGGATTGTACAACGCTCTGTATTTCTGATTATAAAACCTTACGCTCAGCGGCTCATTTATTATAAAGTATTCCCCCTTAAACTTCAGATCTCCAAACCCAATCTTCACAATCTGCTCATGCATCATCGCATAACGCAGTTCCCTGTTCGTCACCTCTATCTTATTGTGCGTCCTCCAGCAATCATCAAAATAATCCAGAATCGAAATCCTTCTCCTCTCCTCATTGATAACCCTCACCCTCTCCCGCTGAATATATCTCTGCTGAATAAAGCTCTCCAGCTTAATCTTATAATCCTCAAACCAAAGGTTCGTCTCCTCCGGACTCATCTTCAAATCCCTGTGCCTGGCATCCCTGTTCTTATCCGGACTGACAAAGTTCTCGAAAAAGCTGTCAAACTCTGCTTTTATCATCCCAAAACCCCTCTCAACCGGTGCCTTATTAATAGGTGTGTATGGCTTACTGAAATGCGCCCACGCCTGTGGTTTATTTATCCTCCTTAAAAACTCCGTAAAATCTTCTGCCCTGGCTATTCCGTTATCCACCATCACCGCATAATTCGGAAGCCCGTACTTCTTAAGCACCACCGCCAGGGACTCTATCAAATCCTTACTGTTTATATCCCCAATCTTTATTACCCATCCCAACGGCATCATAGTCTTCCCCTCAATCCAGAACCACGTCTTAACCTGCTTCTCAACCACCCTCCCCGAAGCCTCGTCATATACATACACCCTCGCAACATCTGCCTTATGGTCATCCCCGATTATATAGTCCATAAAACTGATCTCCGAAGTAAAAGCCGTGCTCGTAAAAGGCAAATCAATATGAAACC